TTCGACCTCTTCCTCCCCGGCGCCGTCGATTCACTCGACGTGTCCGTCGGCGACACACACCTCTCCAACCTCACCGACTCCACCAACATTAACAAATGGCAGTGGCACAGCGTGCGCATCGCCTACGACGGCGCGGGCAACGCGGCCACTTATCTGGATGGCTCGGCTGAAGCCGCCGACACGCAAAGCGGCCTCGCGCCCGCCTCCGGGCAGCTCTCGCTCACGAATCTGGGCCTCGGCTCTGCTTGGATACGTAACTTCTCGGTCAGCGCGACCGGTGAGGAAATCGCCACCGGTTCCGCAGCCGATCTCGCGGCGGTCGCACAGGCCGACGACTTATCCAGTCTCGACGACGATAACATCACCGCGGCCACACAACACATCGCCACCCTCCAAGCGGCCAACGATCAGACCTTGGCTGCACTTTCCAATTCCACCACTTCCGTGAATACGCCCGACGAAAATGATCCGCCCCTCGAATTCGGTCACGATGCCGAAGAACTGACGGAGCTGACCACGCACGAAATCCTGTTGAACAGCGGGATCGCCTTCCTCGCCCAAGCCAACCTCGACGAAGAAAACGTGCTCACCCTGCTCGGTTGATCTCCCGGCAGTTCCATTCCGAAGCCGCGTGCCTAGGCGCGCGGCTTTGTCGTTATGAACCGGCTCGATCGACAAAAGCACGACGCCCGGCCCCTTGCGGGAACCGGGCGTCGAAAATGGAGCCAACAACTGGACTTGAACCAGCGACCCGCGCTTTACGAAAGCGCGCCGGCTTAGAGTGAGAATGACGCGACTTGCCAGTTATCTCTCTGGATTTCTGTCAATCAGATGACCGCGAAAGCATCAGCATAACCGTAAACGTCCACACCACTAGCGGTGCCTCGGACCTGCGCCTTGTAGGTGTAAGTGCCTGCCCCCGGAGAGTCGATCGCGCTCATGTTCATCGGGCGCGATTCGCCGTCCGGGATGTTCCCGTAGATGTAGTCGCTCCCCAGCTGCGTGCTATCTCGGACGATGCGCATGTAAACGGAGCGTGTAGCCCCACTGGCATTCAGCACCGACCCGGACACAATGATGGCCTTGGTCTGACCACCCAATACCGATACGCTCACAGAGCAGCAATCCACCCATGTGGTGCTACTGGCATTGCCAACGCCAGACGTTGACGCAGCAACGCCAGAGCCAGCCGGCCCCGTGGCGCCGTCAAATGTGACGGGAACAATCTGTTCATCCACCATTGTCACCGTCCCGCCGGCGAGATACAGGCGCACGCGGATCGCGATGACGAGAGATGGAATGCTGTAGGCCACCGAGCTTTCATCTCCCGATGATGTGTATCGGTCGGTCCACGTGGAGCCGTTGAAAGTCGAAATCTTGAAGCGGCCAGAATATGCGGCGGGAGCGGCCGCTCCGATCTTTGACCAGGCCGCAAAGTTGATCGTGCTCGGAGTGTAGGTGCCGGCCTCGGACCGGTTGACGGCGGCAGCGTCTGAGAGGACATACACCACCTCAGCGTCATCACCATCTGTTCCGGGATTACCGTCAGAACCGGCAGTGACTTTAGTGACCGTGAAATCCTTATAGAGCGTAAGGAGTCCTTCGAGGTCTATGGTCACACGGCCGACTGCCGAATCAGTCGTGAGCGAATCGCAGCGCACGGTGTCGTTGTCGACCTTGGTGAACGTTGCCGTGCCACTATGCGTTGAGACGGAAATGGAATACTGCCCAACTCCGGGGGCTGAACTGACGGCGGTGAGCGCGTGCGCGCCAGCGAACGCCAACACATCCGAAAACGCACGACCGCCTGAACCAATCTCCCCAGAGATGGGTGTGCCATCGGCCGCGCAAGAAACCGCGTGCGCCTCGTTCGTGAGCAGCGCAGTATAGGTGCCCTCACCGCCGGCGGGTGTGATCGTGGCGCTCACCCAGTTGGCGCTTTCGTGCCCGTAGCTGTTCACGTGTTTGGCGCGCACATCCGTGGATACGCCAACCTGCAGGTCTGTGATGTATTCGACGGTCTTTTCTCCCGGAATACGGCCCCACGAGACCCATGTGCTTTCGCTGGTTTTTTTGTATTCCAGCCGCGTCCAGCCTAGCGGATTGACAAGCACAGAGGCCGGCGCGCTCCAAGTGACTTTCACTCTTGGTAGTGCCGTGCGCTCTGAAAGCGATGCTGTAGCCAAGGCAAATCCGCTGACGTCGGGCACGGTGCGGCGCTGCACGAGTGAGCTGTTTGGTGCAAGGTCGCCTCCGGTCTCTTCGCCATTGTTCCAGTCCCACACGCCACTCGCTGTTTCGCGGAATACCGGACTGATGGAGAAGCGCATCGCGCCGGCATCTGCCTCGAGGCGGAAAGCCATGTCGGTAACCTCAAAAGGTTTTGCCACAAATCCGTAGCGCGGCCGAGTGATAGTCACGTTGCAACCCGGCACTAGATCAAGCGTGCGCAGGCGGCAAGGCGCGGCAAATGTGATGTCTTGTCGACTACGCTCCAGTTTGATTTTAGCCAACCGCTGGGCAGTGGTCGGTGAAGTGACTAAGCTGAGGGAGATATCCTGCCAGATCCGCTCGCCTCCATCCTCGGATTTGTAGGTGTCGTTTTTGTGGGGAGGGAAGTCCGATGGCTGCCAGTTATTTACCGGTGAAATGTAGAGGCCCTTGCAGCCGTTGAAACAATCACGGGCGCTGTCGTGGGTAACCAACTGAATCGGCCCAAGAAAATCGTCTTCGGTCAAATCCATCACGGGCGCGCTATAGGCGCCGCCGCGGGGAACAAACTGCCCATTGTAATAGGGGATCGAGACTGCACCCGTCTCGGAAAACTCGACCAGCACCTCACCTGGCGCACTAGCCGTGTCCACCATGCCGTTAGCGGTATAGCGCTTTTCCGTCCCGCCGGCGGCGAGTGAGACATCCTCATCGCACAAGTTCGCGAAAGCATTCCACGCCGCATCGGGCAACTCATCCGCCGTCGCACCAACGCCCCCACGCTCACGCGCGAGAGCGAGATACCAGCGCGTGCACAGCGCGAGATTCTGCGTCCAACCGGTCGTGCCTGTGCGGGGATCATAGCACTTGGCGCCACGCAAAAGCACTGTGTAGGTGGGCATGCCAGACGCAAACGCCTCGCTCGAAGTATCGAGCAGCAAATATGTCCAGCAATGGCCGCGCCCGCGATGATTGTCCGTCCAAACCGACGAGCCAACCTCCGACTGCAAAACCGTGTCCACCGTCTGCGTATCCGCGCCCAGATGGTTGCGAATGCGGACCACGTTGGCCCATTTTGCCGGCGAAGTGACCCAGCCGCTGCCATTGATCGTCACTTCCTCCCCGTTGAGGTAGTGCTTTTGCACCGAGTCGCACTCGTGATCGGCGTGCACGATCGCCAAATGAGTGAACTGCTGATTCGTGCCCGTCTGCCACGCAAAAACGATATTCCCGCCTACGCGCACCTCCCCCACGACGAGCTTCCAGCTTTCGGCAGTGCTACGCATATTCAGGGTGCGCGCAGTGTTAATCGTGCTGGTTGCACTCAAAGATTTTTTCAGTTTCCGCTGCTGCACGGACGAATATACCAATGATCCGGCAAAAACTGCAACCTGCGCAATTGTCCCGTATGTCACGGCAACACCGCCAACAGTGAATGCTACTGCGGGAATAACCTGTGGCATATCAGTCGACCCTCCATGCGCGCCGGCATTTTACGGTAGGCACCAGCTGGGCGCCGGCCGGCCCTGGAAATACCGAGTTGATTCCGTCGCATGTGCCGAGTGCGGGGCCAGATTCGGATAAGTCACCGAGCACGACATCACCACGTCGCGCCTGCGCGACGGAAGGCCATTCCTCAAAACCGTATTCTCGGCAAACCTGCTCAGCGATGGACTCGACCCCGCCATGCTTTTTCAGCAGCCGCATGGCACCCGTCGCTCCGCGATATCGACCGCGGAACATTTTGGCAGCGGGATCGAGTCCGGTGATGGCCCGGATGCCGTTGCAAACGTTGAGGCAACAGTCGTTACGCCCCCATGCGAATGGCGTGTTGCGCTGGGCCTGAATGAAGGTGGCGTGGAGGGCTGGCCAAGTCTCAAAACGGCGTGAGCCGGGGATGCGTTTACGGTGTTTGCTCATCGCATGACGGAGTTGCTCGATTGATTTCTCACACCAGCCTCGGCCGGGCCTGAATAGGAGGTGCCTGCGGCTGCAGGACCAGTGGTGCCCCCGCCGATGACCAGCTCCTTGTCAGCCAAGCCAGGCACATATTCAAAAAAACGGTCTCCTGGGAAAAGCGACTGCTGACATTCGTCGGTGTGGCGAAGCTCCCGGGCGCGCTGCAGGTCGACTAAGCGCGACTCGGCAGAGATCAGAATCTCAGCCGACTCCCCAGAGTCATTGATGGTCATCTGATCCATCAGATAACGGAACTCAATCGGATCAGCGATCAGCGTGCCCGAAGCGCTGCTGAGCAGGCCGAAATAGAGACTGCAGCGCCGGCGGCGATACTCTGCCTCGAGCGCCTTAACTACGAGCATGCTGGGCACTCCGTTCATGCGGAACACTGCGCCCGTAGCCTCTACACGGCCAGTCTCACGGATCTCATCAATGCCGATGATCGTGCCCAATCCGGTGAATGTGTTCCCTCCGAAAACGACATCCTGCGTGTGCGTGCAGACGCGGACAGCTCCGCTGGAAAAGTCTCCATACCAAAGCAACACCGGGAACAGCGTGCCCGCGGCGAGCGCTGTTTGCATATCACTGGAGAGGCCGCGACTCATGAGCGAAGATCCTCCACGGCATCAAAGCCGAAACCGTAAACTTTCGCCGCGTCGATATCCCAAGAGACCTCGCTTCCAAGCATGAAGACGCCCTGTGCGTTGGTTACGGTGAGAGCAGCATTATCGGACGGACTACTGCGCAGCATCGGCCAAAAATTGAGTGTAGCCTCGCCGCTACCATTGCTACTCGCGTCGGCCGTGAGCTTGTAGAGTCGAGCAGTCGCGCCGGTGCCGAGCTGGAACCAGTCCCCGGCTTTAAGTATTCCGGTGATGGAGTTGGTCCATCCATCCGTGATGAGCGAGTATCCGCTCTGACCGCCTCCTTTAACCAACGGTGTGCCCGTAGCCACACCTCGCGGAGTAAAGCGGGCCGTATCACCAAGCAGGAATGATCCCTCTGGCCCGTTGAGGCTGATGATGCTGGCCAGGAGCGGCTCAATGTCTGCGATCGAGCCGGGTCTCACCGTGATACGAGCCGCCCACGCCTGCCCACCCCAGACTTGGACCTCAGCTTTGAAATTGAATGGTGAGGCTACGCTAGCTACCGCCACGCGCTGGCGGATAGAGATGCCAGCGACGCGAGAGGAGAGCGGGAGCGATAGCGGATAGGTGGGCATGGTCAGGGGATGCGAAGGTTGCTATTGCTGACGGCGGCAATGGCGCGCCGCTCCACCACACCGGGCCCTGCAAGCGCCTGCAGGGCGACGGCGAGACGTTGCACGACACTCTCATCGGTGCCACGAGCATCGATGATGTAGGTATTGCCACCGCTGCTACGGAGTTCGTTGTTTGATGTGACGCTGCCGCCTCGATTACCCATCATGAGATAATCCATGCCGCCGACGGAGAGCATCTCCGGTCCGGCCTCGTTGACGCGGTAGAGACCGCCGGCATTGACCGGGCCACCACTGGCCTTGCCTCCTCCGTAAAATGTTGGCAGCGGTGACCATCCTTTCGTCTGGCCGAAGACGAAGTTCAGGATTGGATTGATAACCGCGAGGCGGGCGGTGATTTCGAGAATGGAGCGCGCGACGATTTCAGGGAGCTTCTTGAAAGCGTTCTCCCCTGTGAGCACCATGTCGGCAAAGGCTTGGCCAGCGCGGTCGGAGACCGTGCTCCACATGACTGCCCACTCTCTGGAAAACTCATCCAGATCGCTCTTGTTTTTAGCGAGTTCATCATCGCGCAGCTTGTCGACCGCCTTCATTGCTTCAGTAGCTGCCTCTGGGCCCATTCCACCAAACAGAAATGCATCACGGATTTCTTCCTGCATTTTCTCAAACTTCTCTGCGGGATTGGCGATCTCTCGATATTTGGAGATAAGGTCTGACATCTGTGCGTTGAACTTCTCCGTCGCAGCCGTGCGGTCCTGCATCGCGTGGGCACGCGCCTTTTCTCTTTCCAGCGCCTCCTCGGCCGCTTTGGCGTTCTCTTTTTCTCCGGCCCGGCTGATCGCCTGGAATTGTTTCTCAGTCGCCTCGTATTGCTCCGTCAAGGCCCGGGCTAGTTTCTCCTCCAAGGCCACACGCTCGGAAGAGATCCGCTTCTCCTCACTGCGGGTGAGCTTTTCGTATTCCTCGCGCAGCTGCTGAATTTTCAGGACCATCTCAGCGAGCTTTTTCTCTGTTTCCTTGTCGATCTTCTGCGGGGTGAGACTCATCGCGCCGCCGCGCGCCGCCGTCGTGAAAAAAGAAGCGGCCACTGATTTATCCGCATATTCAGCGGTAGCCTTGGCGATTTCTTTCTCCAGCCGGAGTCGCTTTTCCAGATCGGTCTCGCCGGCATCACGCATTCTCAGCTGAACTTCTCCGATACGATTCCAGATAGTTTCGATATCGCTGCTCAGCTGTTTCTGCCTCTCAAAATAATCCGTCACAAGACCGACGGCTTTTTCAGCCACGGCGAAACCACTGCCAATTCCGGCAAACTTGAGGATGTCTTTTCCGATATCACCGAGAGAGAACTTCTTTTCGAGCGATCTCGCGAGTTTGGTCATCTCTGCATCGACCTTGCTGCCAGTGCCAGAGGCGGCGCGTTCAGCACGCTTGAACTCGGCTATGAATTGCTCAGCATCCGCGATGAGTTTTTGTGAAACAGGAGGTAGGCTGGGCATGAGTTATCCTCGGGTGAGCCGGGAGAGTTCCCTGGCCATTTCTTTTTCCAGAGCCTTGGCAAATTCCGTATTCTGCTTCCCCTTCGTGAGCATTGTGGCGGGGCGGATGAACGGGCGGGGTGGCACGAATCCGGCAGAGCGGCCGGTAGCACGAGTCTTCACGGCTCCCTTTTTCCACCGTTTCAGTTCCTTCCCGGTTTTGAGTGAGTAGCGCCCCGTGCCTACTAGCTTCAACTCGTGCGTATCACGCAGGCTACCGCCTACGGCAATCGCGTGGCCGAACTCAATCAGGTGGGCATAGTTCGCCGGCTTCCGCAGTAATCCTTTTTTTGCCGCAAGCAGTGCCGCAACTCCATTAATTTTGCGTCCCTTGACCCGATAGCCACGGTCTGGTCCGACTAGCGCCACTGCTACAGGATGACCTGGTGTTGGATAGGAGTCGGTCTTGATCGTGAGACTATCTCGCAGGGCACCGGTATCCTCGCTGCGTTTGGCGAAGCGTTTCGCGGCGACAAGAAGAGGGTCAGCCGCGGCTTTGATACCAGCCTCCAGCATACGGGCCTGTCTCTTCGGGTCGGTGATGCCGCGCAGAACGGCTTTGAGATCTTCAATACCTCGCGACCACTCATGACTGGCACTGCGCTTAGCCACGAAGGTCCTTTCCGGCGGCGCGCTGCGCGGCCAAGGCACGAAGGCGAGCCGACTCCTCACGCTCCGCCCAGAGATCGCGCAGGCGCTTCTCTTCCGGGGTGAGGATATGGATGCCTTTGAGTTTCATGCGGTGGCGCCACTGGCGCATCCGGGCTTCACGTTGAAGGGGAGTGAGGCGCCAGAAGCGGCGCGGGGGGATGCCAAGCTCGACCTCGAAAAACGCTTCTAGGTCGAGCCACCCTCTTTTTTTTCGTCGGCCTCCGTCGCGGCCTTGCGACAGGCTACGATGGTTTCGCCAGCGGCCTTGAGTTGCGCGGGCTGAGCGAGCCATTGGCCGAGCGATTCGGGATCGGGGAAACGCTCATCGCGCTCAACCAGCATCGCCCAGGCGAGCGCGCAAATATGGTAGAGTGGGCCCGCCGTGCGAAGGCGGCGACTCACGGAATCGAGCCGCGCCTCGGCGATTCCGTCCCACGCGATCTCGCGCGGCCGGTCAAGGGTGAGGATGAAGGGTTGAGTGGCAGACATGGCTCACTTGCCCGCTTTGATTTTCACCGCCGGCTTGTCGCCGGCAGCCAGCTCCTTGGCCAGGGAGATCGGAAGCTCGGCTTCATCTCCCTTCTTGAGGTAGAGGTCGCCGCGCTGAAAAGTGCGGAGAACGGTGACTTTCGTGGTGGAATCGCTGCTCATGGCGGGAATGGGTTACTGGGTGTAGGTCTCGACGGCGTCGGCCTTGAAGAGGATGGTGGCCTCCATGAGGCCGGTTTCGGTGTCGAACTCGCCGGGCTGAAAATCCGTGATATAGCACGAGCAGGCCCACTGCGCCGCGCCGGTGTTCGGCATGATCTTGGTGAAATACCATTTCGTGCCGGCGGCGTGCGCGGCGCGGATGTCTTCGTGCGTTGCGTTATCCGGGTCCCACAAGACCACGATCTTGCCGTCTCCCGTATCGCGCAGCGGCCGCGGGACGTAGCTGTCGGTGTTGGAATCGTCGTGCGTGGTCGCCTTAATCATCTCCCGCTTTCCGGGGGTGAAGACGGCGGTCTTGACGTTCGCGAGATTGGTGGTGGGGGACGAGGCGTTGCCGGTTTTGACAATCACGCCCTTGGTAGGAATTTTGGCCATGACGAGTTGCGGAGTTGAGTGTTAGACGTTCGGGTTGTGGAAAAAGGTGAGGTCGAGATCGGCGCGGTATTTGCGCAGCTCGGGTTCGTAGCTGTCGCGCGTCGCTGGGGAGGTGGTGACGATGCGCTGGCCTTCCGCCTGCAGGCCGGGGAGCAATGCGGCGCGGAGTGCGGTGCGGATCGCAGCGGCATCCTCGAGCGTGGGGGCGTAGCAGTTGAACTGGATGATGGAGCTATCGAGCGTATCTTCATCCGCGCCGTGAGTGCTCTCGGCGCCGCCGGTGATGAGATACGAGAGGATAAACGCGCGGGGCGCATTCTCCGGTCCGTTCTCGGCGTAGTGCGCGCACTGCTCGCCGGTGCCGATGAGCGCGGTGAGCGCGGGGTCCGCGAGGATTTGCGCATGGATGGCGGCGCGCAGACTCATACGACAGTGACCTCCTGCGCGGTCTTCGCCTGGATGACGTGCCAGCGGCGACGGGTGCCGTCATCGGGCTCGACCGGCGGGCCGACAATCTCGAAATGCGAGCCTTCGCATTCGAAGATTTGGCCGGATTTCAGCTCGGGGTTGAAATGGGTGGTGAAGACGGCGGTGACCTCATCGCTCGTCACGCCGGCGGTGCGGAACTCGCGCGAGCCTTCGCCTGACTTCTTGGCCCAGAACTGGAACGCCTCGCGGTAGTCGCGGCTCACACCGCCGGCGGCGCCGCGTTTGACCACGGCGACCAGCACGGTGCAGAGGCGGTCGAGATCGGCCACGCTCGTGCTCATGCGGTGGCCTCCTCATCGGTGAATCCGAAACTGTGGAGCCGCTCGTCGTTGAGCAGATTCATCGCGTGCTCGGGAATCGGCGTGGCGATCGTGCCGGTGACGACGGGCGCGGGGTTGGAAAAATAATGCGCGGCGAGGAAGCGGATCGCCAGGCGCACGGACTCAGGGACAGCGGCGCGCAAGTCGGCTGCGGCCGTGGTGCCGGTGGGCGCGTAGCCGGCTTCGTAGCGCACGCGCACGGCGGAGGGATAGTCGCCGAGGCTGGGCCAAGATTCGGAGGGCTTGAGGACGATGCGGCCGGGGAGAGCATCGCTGTCGACGGTATAGCTGGAGGATGCGAAGGTCTGCTGGGCGCCGGCGGCGTCGAGATACTTGACCCAAGTGACGGCTTGCACCGTGCCCCGCGGGAGCAACAGGGCGCGGCCGGAAAAGCGCGACGCCGGCCACGAGGCGCCGGCACAGGCCGTGGGCCAGCTCACAAACGTGGCTTCCCAAGTCGAGTTGATGAAACCGCGGTTGCAGTAGCGCTCCGCCCGGAGGCGCGCGGCGGAGATGATCCGAGTGAGGAGCGCATCCTGCCCCGCGCTGAGGAGGCGCAGATCCTCTTTCAGCTCTGCCAGAGTGACAGGCTCGCAGGCGGGGGCGATGACGCGGGTAAGGTTCACGCCGTGGGGGCAGAGAGCTGCGCGAGCAGACTCGGACGCGGGCGGGCGGACTTCTGCTCAAGCGCGAGCGCCTGCTCCTTGGTGAATTGACCGGCCGCGATGGCCGCGAGCACCTTGGAAATACTGAGCTTGGAGATATCGGTCGCCGCGGCGGATGCATCCACGCTGGCGGCCTCGGACGTGTCACCGGCAACGCCGGCAGCCGCAGGCGGGGCGGAGACGGGCGCGGGAGCCGATGCGACCACGGCGACGGCGTAGGCGCCGGCGATTAGGTCGCTGGCTTCGGCCTCGCTCACGTCGATGATATCGCCGGGATAGCCGCGCTGCGTGGCGTTGGCGAAAATGGTGTTTAGCCGAACTCGCATGGTGATGCTCCGTGAGGTTGGCGCCGGCACCGTGGCCAACGGCGCGCGCCGGATAAGGGCGCACGCCGTTGGGTTAGCACGGAGTCAACGCGCAGAGGGTTTAGGCGGTGCCTTCGGCCGGGGAGACGTGCGTCTCACCGGAGACGCCGCTGCCGTGCGACGTGGGCTGGTTACGCGGCGAGTATTGGACGGCGATGGCCGACGAGACGACGGCGTTGGCGGTGCCACGATCGACCACGAGCCGCACGTAGCGCTCGAGCGGCCGAGCCACGTCGACGTAGAACACCTTCTCATCGTCGGTGTCGGCGATGGTCTGCGCGGAGCCTTCGAGGTCCGCGGCGTCGCTCATGTCGGAGGCGGCGCCTTGCTGGACTTTGATGGAGGTGACCGCGCCGCCAGTGATGGCGCCGAAGGTGACGGCGAACAGAACGCCTTCGAAGCCCGACATGTCGATGATCGAGCTGTTGATGTCGCTGGTGCCAGCCGCGCCCGCGGTGGGCGTGATGACTTGGGAGATTTTGGTTTCTTTCGAGAGATTCACGGGAGTGAGTTCCTTTCTGGGTTGGTGAGCGGCAGCGCGGGTTAGCCGAGCTTCACGCGGGCAAAGGCTTCGGCGAGGACGGGCATGCCGTCGCCCTCATAGCGGGCGTGGATGCCGTTCTTGTTCGAGCCGGCGTAGAGTTCGACCAGCACCTGAATCGCGAGGTCGAGCGAGTCGGCGATCCAGTAATACTGCCAGTTTGCGAGGATGCCGACGTATTGGCCGGTGGTGAACGTGTTGGGCACGTATTCCGACTCGTCGACCGGCATGTTCAGCAGGCGGTCCGGCTGACCGGCGACGATCGAGGTCTGCCAGAGATACTGGCCGCTGGTGTCCTTCAGCTTGTCGATCATCTTGATCGCGTCGCGGTGGAACATCCAGCGCGCGGCCTGGCGATGCTCGGCCTTGAGCGAGAACTTGGCGTTCTTGAGGCCGTCGACCGTGATGGCGGTGGAGGTGTTATCCGTCGAGACATCGCGCGATGTCGGGACGCCGTCGTTGCTGGCGGTGAAAACGCCGAGGGGCTGGCCCGCACCGGTGCCGGTGAGGTAGGCCTTCTCCTGCGTGATGCCGAGCTTGTAGGCGAGGCGCTGGTTGAGCAGCGAGATGGCATCCGGCGCATTGCGCGCGAGGGTCTTCGAGAAGAGGACTTTCTTCGCGAGCGGGTGCGGCTTCAGCTCGCGCTTGCCGAGCTTCAGGGAGTCGTCTTGATTGCCCGAGGAGAGTTCCGTGGTCCAGCCGAAGTCGTCGAGATCGGTGTTGAGCGAGACCGCGCCGAGGCCGGCATGGTTGCACGCGAAGCGCGTGGCGAGGCCGCGGATGTGGACCATGTTGTCGAGGTCCTTGATGAGGGTGCCGACCATCTGCGCCGGGGCCAGCATGAAGCCGCCGTCGACGTTGGAATCGGCTTGGAGCGTGCGCAGGTCGACGAGCCCGTCGCCGGGGCGACCGGTGCGGATGAGCTGTTCGAAGGCGGCGCGGTATTGCTTGGAGCCGCGGGGGCTCTTGCGCAGCTTGGCCATGGCGCCGGCGCGATTCTGGAGACGATCCCCGGCATCGACGCGGCCGCGGATCTCGGCGAACAGTGCCGCGAGCGCGCGCAGCTCTTCGCCGTCGGCGCGGAGGGAGAGGTCTTCGCCGCGTTGTTCGGATTCTTCGCCGGCTTCTTCGCCACCGACGGGCGGACGGGTTTCGCGATTCTGGCCGCCGAGTTCTTCGTCGAGGCCGGCTTGGCGCTCTTCATCGGTGATGCGGTTCTTGAGGCTCTGGGCCGCGGCGTGCGCGGCATCGTATTGCGAACGCTCTTCCGTGTTCATCTCACGGGACTCGGTGTTCGCCTTGTCGAGGATCTTGCGGGCATCCTCGATGCTCTTCGCGCGCTTGGCGCGGAGTTCGTTGATTTGGGTGACAGTCATGGGAAGGTTGCGGCTGGGCCGCGAATGAGGGAGTTGATGGGTGAGAACCGCCGGCTGGGCGGGTGAACGGCGCTTGACGCTGGCGGGCTCATCGGAGCCTGCCGCCGCTCGGACTCATCGGAGCTTTGCGGTGCGCCGTCGCGCTTGGTGCGGCTCCACTCCACTCCCGCTGGCAACGACGCGGCGAGGCGGAGTTAGGCACAGTTGCGACAGTTGCGCATAGTTGCGACAGCGCCGGCGGTTTTATTGGCCACGGAAATAAAAAGGCCCGCGCGAGGGCGGGCCGTCGGGCAACGAGATGCGGCCGGCTCAGCGCGCGAGGAGCCAGCCGGCGAAACCGATGACGAGGGAGACCACGCTGGAGGCGCCGATAATCATGCCCGCGAGGCGAAGGCGCTCATCCTGCATGCTCTTGACCTTACCCTCAAGCGCGCCCGTGCGTTTGACGAGACCGGGGACGCCGATGACCACGTCGCCGAGCACGGCTTGCTCGATCCGGCTTTGCGAATCACGGATGCGGCGCAGTTCGTCGATGATGGATTCGGGCGGCATGGTGGGTGATACGGTTTCAGGGTTTACGGCCCAGCGTGATCTCGCCGGTGCTTGACCACGTGAGGCCGGAAAAGATCGGGAAATGCGAGGTGCGTTGGTAGGTGAGCCAAGTCCAGTGCCACCCGGTATCGTCACGCTTCAATCCATCGGCCTCAATGGTCAGGTCGAAGTATTGGTTCTTGTGCGCGAACTTGGCATAGCCGGTGAAGGCCTTGGGGAGCGCTGCGTCGCAGGCGCGTTGGATGAGTGTGACATCGTCACCGGTGGCACCCTTCGTGACGCAGCCGGTGAGCCCGGTTAGAATCAAGGACGCGAGCAGCACGAGAATGAAGGAGGAGAGCATGGATTTCATCGGGTGATATTGCGCAGCACGCGCTGCATAGTTTGGTCGAAATTCTGGGCGGAAAACCAATCGGAGTGGCCGAAGCTCGTCTCCCAATGCGTCTCGACCGGATTGAAAGCCGGAGAGCCAACGCCGGCCGGACCGCGATAGCCGAGGTCGCCGTAGCCGAGGAGGCCGCCGGTGATGAGTTGCGAGCCACGCGCGAAGTATTTTAGCACCGCGTCTCCCCGCGAGCAGTAGCAATAGACGGCACCGATCTGACCGCGCTGCAGGCGCTCGCCCAGCCCGTTCTTAGTGAAGTCGCGTTCGACGGCGCCAGAGATGAGATGCAGGGTGGCGAAGCGAGTGCCAGTCAGTTGGACCGCGCGCGCGATGAGTTCGCAGCCATTGGAGTGGCCGACGAGGTGCAGGCGGCAATCGGGAGCGCCGGCCGTATACTCGGCGATAGCCCGCGCGAGATTCTGCGCGTCGCGGGCGAGAAAGAGTCGGCGAGTTAGCGGCGGGCAGAAATACTCAAATCGATCGGCAGCGACGTGAGCCAAATCCTGCCGGTTCAACCAGCGCACGGCCTCATCGGTCCAGGCGAACGCATTGCCGGGCCGCGTGAGGATGCCGTTGATGAAGATGACGAGGTCGCGCATGGAGATGACCCTCACCAAACCGGGACGTAGCGCGTGGTGCCGGCGTCATTGATCGCGATCCACTTCGTTGGGTTGCCCGCAACGGGCGCGTTGGTCATGGTGGCGGCATTCGCGCCGGCGCCGTTGTCAGCGGCGCTGTTGGTCGAGATAATCGGCGTCGCGCCGCCGTTCGAAACAATGGGCACGTCGAAGCGGGCGCGCGCGCCGCCGGAGTCGGCCGCCGAATAGAACGAGACGATGTTTTGGCCGCCGGTAGAGTCGCGCAAAGTAATCGTCTTCGCACGCGCGGTGCCGGGGCCGAAGAGCCAGGTGCGCGGGTTGGTCGCGTTGGTGTCGATGAAGGCCAGCGCGTCGCGGCTCGCGGAGTCGTGGACCACGACCACCTGACCGGTGGTGAGAGGCGACGTGTTGCCGACCGTGAGTTGATCGAGCGTCTGTGACCCGGAGCGAGTGACCAGTGCCCCCCAGACGCCGCCGGCATACATCGCGCGGAAACCGGTCGTGGAGTCGACGACGATGTCTCCGGCGCTCGGAGTGATGCGTGAGGTGTCGACCGGGACCGAGCATTCGGGCAAGCGCACGGCGCCGGCCGACGAAGCCACAACGGAACCAGATACGAGGCGACTCCCGACAATGCGCGCCGTGAGCGTGGTGCCGGCTTTATCGTTACCCAGCAGAGCGACGGAGGGTGTCCCGAACAGGCATGCATTGAACTGGACGGTAGGAGTCGCAGTGGTTGCCGTGGAAGGCACGTAGACAATGCGCTCCGGCGACGCGAACGTGCAGCCGACAAACGCGATGCTGGCGCTGGT